GATGCACATCAGACGATGAAGTTATATAACAGGCAATTAAAATATGGCGATCCTGGTGTGACGGATACGATGCCAAATAATATGAAAGATGGCTTAAAAGAAGCGCGGGCAAATCTTCGTAAAGGAATCGAAGCAACAGACCCCCCATTTACTGAGCAACCGGGACGAGTGTCACGGGGAAAACTTTCTCCAGAAGAGATGAAGACGTTATCGACGCCTTTAGAATCCAACTATGGGGTATCGCAGCGATTTCGTGAGATGCAGGATATGGAATTGCTGGATGATGAGCTTATTAGCCTGTATAACAATGCTGAAGAGTCGATAAGGGGAGCGATTGTGTCTGGTGCAACTGCTGCGGGTGCAGGGATGTCATGGGGTGCTCGAACTGCTGCGCGTACCACAATGGATAGGCAAGCAATAGCTAAACTTTTGAAAGCAATTTCACAGAGGAATTTTAGCGGAGGACCCAAATTTCTCCAAACACCAGGGATTAAAGTTCGTTTCCAGCAAGCGCGTGACTATGTTGGTCTGCCTCGGTTGATGAGGAGGTTTCGGGATGCACAGGGTCAGGTACATGAATATATTCCGAATCGAGGATGGACAGCTGTACAAGCTCCATTTCGGGGATTTGGAGGTCCGAGACGTCCTTCGCTTAATCCTCCTGAAGAATTTGCGATACATCCAGCCCAATTACCCGTGCACCCCGATACTGTGACTAAAGTTATGCAAACTGGTGAAGTGATCAATGAGCAGCAAGAGAGGCAACCGGTGCCTGATTCAGAGGCTACAGATTCTGGTGGACATTTTAATGCACAGGGTTTTTGGGTTGTAGGACGTTAAAGGAGTAATAAGTAATGGCCACTGGCACGGTAATGCCCGTCCCCCAGATTCAGTTTCTGGACAACGACGGGAACCCTCTTTCAGGCGGCAAGCTGTATACATATGTCGCCGGATCGACCACCAATCTTGCTACCTATAGCGATTCGGCGCTGTCATCCGCCAACGCCAATCCAGTCGTGCTCGATGCTGGAGGACGGGCGACCGTCTATCTCCAGCCGAAATCCTACAAGTTTAGAGTGGATAATTCGTCGGACGTCACGGTCTATACGCAGGACAATATTCTGGCCTTGCAGGGCGAGGAAGGCGCGTCGCTGGAAATCACCGGGACCGCTGGGGAAGCGCTCTCGGCTAATAACTTTGTCTATCTCAGTGACGGGTCCGGGTCACTGACCGCAGGCCGCTGGTATAAGACGGACTCCGATCTTGACTACGCGAACACCGATGCGGTCTTGGGCGTGGTAGCGGCAGCGATTGACAGTGGCGCGGAAGGACGGATTCGCATTGGCGGCAAGCTGGCCGGGTTCTCTGGCTTGACGACTGGTAAACCGCAATATCTTGGTGCTACGGCTGGCGCACGGACAGAAACGGCACCAAATCAAGAGCGTGTGGTGGGTCGAGCCACCAGCAGTGCGGAGATTCTGCTGGACTTCAGTCCATCACGGGTCGGGCTGGTACAGCCACAGGTCTGTGGAGGACGCTTGACGTTGGAAGATGGCGCACCAATCGCAACTTCGGACCAGACGGGGGCGACGACGATTTACTTCACACCGTATATGGGAAACAAGATTTCCCTGTATAACACCTCGACGGCCCATTGGACGATTCATCAGTTTGCCCAACTGTCCCATAGCCTCAGCGGAGAAACTGCCGATAAGAACTATGATGTGTTTGCCAAAAGCACGAACGGCGTGGTCAGTCTGGAGAGTCTCGTCTGGACCAATGATACCAATCGCGCCACCAATCTGGTGATGCAGGATGGGGTGTATTGCAAGACCGGCGCACTCGACCAGCGATATATCGGGACCTATCGCACCACTTCATCGATAGGCCAATGCGAGGATTCTCAAACCAAGCGGTTTGTCTGGAACGCCTATAACCAGATTGATCGACAACTATATAAACTGCCATCAGCCAATAGCTGGACGTATACCGTCGATACGATTCGTCAGGCTGGAAATGAAGCGACGAATAAAGTGGAGGCGGTGTCTGGACTGGAAGGTAGTGCGATTACAGTGGATAATTCTGTCATGTATAGTCATTCGGCTGCGGCAGCAACGACGTATGTGGCCGTGGGGATTGGAGAGAGCAGTACCACGGCAAATGCCACGGGCTGTCAGATGCTTGCGTCCAATCCACAGGTGAACGATTCGACAGATTTTGTCTCGGCACACTTAAAGAAACACAAAGCCGCCGGGTATCACTACTATGCTATGCTCGAAGTGGTCACAGCGGTTGGGACAACGACGTTTTATGGGGACAACAATGTTCCCGCGAAGCGACAGAGTGGCATCTCAGCTATCTATAGGAGCTAATTATGTTAGCAGCACAATTAACGGCGGCACTTGAACGGATTGGTATTCCGGTCGTGGGGGTAAGCATTGGGAATGTGGACGACCGCAGTACATGGCGTGTCGATTATGATCACCCCACTCGCGCGCAACAGTTAGCGGGTGAGGAGTTGCTGGCAAGTTTTAATCCCGATAACGACGAAGATTATCTGGAAGAACGGGCTGATAAGGCGTTCACCGCGTATCTGGCCCTTCCAGAGACACAGGCGTTTCTTAAAGTGCATACAGACCTTAAAGAAGCCGTGTTTCTCGATGAAATCGACAGCGATCCAGATTTTGATCCGCGTGGCGAGGTAGAGGACCACTTGGAAATCGCGTATAAGAAGGCGTACAAGGATACGCATTCGCTTCCATGAGGCAATAATGCCAAACGATAATCAAAAAGAGTTGTTATCGGACCGCGATTACGAACCTTTAGGGATGCAGTGGCTGGACTTAATAAAGTCTGGAATTTCGGAACATTTTAGGGGAGGGGGAAAGGCGTATGAACCCCCGACTTACCATCAATATTCTCCTGAGCCTGTCCCTTCTGAGGAAATAGTGCAGACAGGAATACCATTTGGTCCGGGAGCGTTGCGCAGTTTAATGCAACTTTTTAAGCGTGGCCGCAAATCACCAGCTACGCGAAGCCCTAAACGTATAGAAGACGAATGGATTAGCCCGGAGCATGAACTCCGACAGAGTAAGAAGTTTCTTGCTGGTACCCCGCAAGAAAAGGACAAATTACTAAAGGGTCTTCAAAGAGAGATGGAAGAGATTGGAGATTTCGATAGGTTAATGGAGAAAGAGCGTTATGGTAAGTTTTTTGATCCTATACGTCGATCTACCCCTTTCAAGTATCAAACAGAACTTCCTTCGGATGTGAGTCGAAAACTCAATCCTCAAACAGCATTTCCTTTGGAAATTGGCACTGGTGCTTTTGAAGCAATTCCGTTGAAGGGAGACATCAATCTCATAAAGCTGACTCGGCTCTTAGAACTTGCGAAAAAGGGAAATATAGAGTTTTGATTGGAGGACTCAAACGCAAGGCCGTAACCTGGTTTCTCGGCAAAAAACTCGGAGGGGTACTCGAGAACACGGACATGCCAGCGACCAAGCGCAAGGCACTGGTCACGACGATTCAGAAAGCAGTCTCAAATATCATGCAGAATAAACCAACCATCAAGAACGAACCGGTCATGTATGGCGGGGCCATTACGGTGGCGGTCGCATTAGCCGGGGCTTTTGGGCTAGACTTAACGGTGGAGCAGTTGTCGATTACCCTGTCTACGGTCATTGCCGTGGTCAGTTTTGTCCAACGTCAGTTTGTCAGCCCTGCAAAGGAGAAGTAGCATGACTGGATTTCTTCAGAAAGCGATGTCGCTGGTTCCCTATATTATCGACGCGGTGCAGTGGGTTGAGAAGTGTTTTACCAGTGGAAAGGGGAAACAGAAGCAGGATGCGGCAATTCAGCTCATTTTAAGTATGCTTCATATTTCCCAACAGGTCACACAGAAGGAACTCTTAGCCAGTGCGTCGGTGGAGAGTTGTGCCAGGAAAGTGATTGATGCAGTGGTCGCTCTTGAAAACGCCATTAAGGAGTTTGACAAGAATAAGAGTGGCTAATCATGTCTACGGAAATCCAACAACTCATGGCACGGATGGACCGCCATGATGCCAAGCTGGATCAGTTGTCTGTCTCTGTCAATCGACTGAGTGCCAAGGTCGCCGTCCTAGCCGACCGAGATGATCGTGCGATGGAATCCAAAAACACGCTGTTGAAATATGCAGCCATTATTGGGGGATTGGTAAGCGCGGTGGTCAGTGCCTTAGTCACCAGCTTCCGGGAGGGATCGTGAATGTTGATACGATACTGGCCGACATCCTGCAACGTGAGGGATGGCCTACTTATACCGAGGACGAACGAGATCGCGGCGGTCCCACAAAGGGTGGGATTACCATGCGAACACTGGAAGCCTGGCGCGGTCGGCGGTGTACCCGTAAGGAACTCCGAACGCTCAGTGAAGATGAGGCGCTTCGTATCTTAAAGCGCCGCTATGTCGAAGCCAACGGGATCAATCGTCTGGATCGGCTCCCCATCCAGGGGCAACTGGTGGACAATGCAGTCCTCTCTGGCCCCTATATTGCGATTCAGGACCTCCAGAAAGCCTTGGGAACAGTCGTCGTGGACGGTATCTGTGGCCCCAAAACCACACGCGCCTGTGTGGACGCAGCAGATGATTTGCCAGTCCGACTGGCGGTCATTCGAGCGTTGCGTCTCGCGCGGCATGTGACCAAAAACCCTGATCAACTCTGTTATCTGAATGGTTGGCTGAGTCGAGCCTTGAGTTTTGCCCATGCGACCAAAACACCCCTGTCAGGTCTGTCAGAGCATTAAGCGCAATCCCGTCAATATGGTGAGGAATCTGGATGCACGTAGTTGCCTCCAGTGTTACCGTGAACGGATTGGCATTTCGTCGGTGGCCCGACCGCAAAGTACCTGTGTGTGTGGAAAACCGAAAAGCCATACAGCGAAGGTCTGTATGCACTGTTATAAGAAGCGTGGCACCACCCCGGAAATGAAGGAAGCTATTAAGAAGCTGGTGCGCCAGCCCCTCACGTCGTTTGAGGAAGCGTGGGCGTTGTGGCAACAGACCATCGGCATGGCGAAGAACCGCTATCGAGGTCCCGCAAAAGCGGTTCCCAAAAAAGATCGCACTAGGGTGCTTGTCATTCCTGACTTGCATGTCCCCTTCGAGGAGCCAGAGATGGTGGCCGCGATGATTGCCAGAGAAGCGGAACAGACCGATGTGGCGATTCAGATCGGGGATATTTCAGACAGCTATTCGCTCTCGCGCTTCGCCAAGTATGAGCCGGTGTCCTTTGCCCATGAGTGGGCGAAAGTCACACTGATGATGCAAACGCTCTCGGAGTCGTTTCCCGTGGTGAAGATTATTGTCGGCAACCATGACGCGAGACTCAGGAAAGCGTTGGCATCACAACTAACACCAGACATGCTGGATGCAGTCTCAACGATGACGGGAGGGACCCTTTGCCCGGTCACGGCGCTGGCAAAGAAGTTTCCGAATATCGAGATTGCCAGCCATGAGATTCCAAACTCGGATCATCAGGTCGATTGGCTGATGACGTATGGGGACTGTCTGCTGGCACATCCAGAGAAATTTTCTCGAGTACCAGGCACTGCGATTCGCGCCTTTGAGGAATGGGTTGTGGACAATGCCAATGCGATGGGCATTGACGGGATTCGGCTGTTTATTATGGGGCATACTCACGCTCTCAGTTTCTTTCCGTTCCGCGCTGGCAGTCTACTGGTGGAGTGTGGCTGTCTCTGCCGGACTCAGGGTTACATGACGAGCGCACGGATCGGAGGCCGACCACAGCGACGGGGCTATGTCACTTTTGAACAGGTCAAGGGCGTGACCGATCTCAACTCCGTGAAGATTCACTGGCTCGACGTGGAGGACGGCCCGTGGAACTCATAAGACCGCACGTCTTCCTCCCGCAATGGCAAAAGTCTGACGGTGATTGCAGTGTGGCAAGTCTTTCGATGGCCACAGGAATTCCCTATCACACCATTGCCGAGACAGCGAGGAAGGTAGGCCTGAAGAAAGTTATTCAGTCCGGCATGTGGCTCACCGAGATGGAGAAGCTGGTCAATGGCCTGACTCCCCCGATTCAGATGCGCGTCGTGTCACCGGAACGTGCGCTCGACGAAGGCTATGGACTCGTTGTGGTAAAATTCCTTCGCACCAAAGAGTATCACTCGCTCGCAGTATGGCATGGGCTGGTCTGCGACCCTCTCAATAGCCTGCTGTGGGAACCTGATGTTTATATCAAGAACAACTATCAGCGCACACGCTACCAGAATGGTGTGCTTCTCTACAGGGAGTCCGATGTCCAAAGTCGTGTTTCAAAGCGGAGCGTCACGAAGTGAATATGCCCCAAGTTACCATCAAATCCCCTCCTCAGTCCTGCGCCGACTCGCCCAACGCTATCAGTTGGGAGTCGAGAAGCATGGTCGGCATAACTGGCTGAAGGGCGGATCGGACCCTGATTACTTAACACAAGTCTACGACCATCTCATTGAACACCTTCTCTGTTATCGGGAGGGGGTTAATCCTGATGACGATCATTTGGGGGCGGTGCTGTGGGGCGTGGCTGCGCTGATCGAGTTCGAGGAACGCGGGCAACTGACTCCAGACATGCTTGGACTCCCCAAGGGGACACTTTAGCGGAACTTAGCGGAACTTTGCGGACAAAAGCGGACACTTTTTTCTGCATTAGCGATTGATTGGGGAATGTTTGTTGTGGTAGGGACATGTGGATATTAAGTAGGACGTTCCTTCGGGCGTTTGGGATTGTCTGCTGTACGAGTGCGAACGTGGTCTTCCTGTCACGGGGGGCGATGGGCTATGCGTTTGTCACCGGCTTCCTGATTAGCTATCTCTGGTGGCACAACGCAAAAACGGCGGCCCACGCTGATGGTCGGTGGACCGCCGTGATCTTTGGACTTGGGGCAGCGACTGGCACCGTCGTGGGAGCCAGCCTTGCACGATTACTTTAGAACGGAATGTCGTCGTCTGGTTCTTCTCGCTTAGAAGTTTCTGGGGTGTTCTGTTTTGGTATGTAGGTATCTCGTATAGGGTTTTCTCCCTCTTTTAGAAATCCGCTAAGTCTATAGTGAGGGTGTTTTTCTTCTGTTTTTTTCTCGTTCACATAGATATAGGCCGTTTGTGTCCACCCATTAACGGTCATTTCAACTTTGCCTTTATGGTTGGCCCCTTTTCGTGGTTTCCAAAGCGCTCCGACGAATTGCGATTTCTCTTCACTCACAGTGTCTCCTTAGTTTGGTTAACAACGCTACACAGTCCTCTTTGGTTTTGACAAGATAAACCGGAGATCCCCACCGCCGTGCCCATTCCTCTTGCCACGTATTGAGCTTGCCGTGCTCCGATTTGACTTCCACAAGATAGCACTGCTTCTGGTAGGAAATCAGCAGGTCGGGGACTCCAGCCTTCATCAGCTTGCCAAGTTGTGCCAGTGATAAGACGGAACAGCCCATCGTGCGAAAGCACCTGACCAGTTCGGCGTGATTCTTATCCACGCGACTAGCTCTCATTTGAATCTCCATTGTACATCAATCGCGCCGTTCGCTCCCCGATCCGTGACCGGCTCCAGGTCGATTTTTCTGTCATGGATATCGGCATGGCACCGTGCACACACGCCACAGGTATTATTGGTGCTGTCCTCCCCCCCTTGACTGCGATACTTAATGTGATGGAGGTGCTCAGGAGGGCATTTCCCACATGCCCTGCACATGGAGTCTCTGGCGAAGACATCTCGCCGTACAGAGGCTCTGAGAGCCTGTAGTTCACGTTTCTGACGCGCCTTGCGCTTGGCTCTGCGCTCAGGCTTCGGAAAGCGGAGGTTCATTGGGTCCTGCCCTGCGCCCTGTCGAGTGCACGAACACGCTTCGCGGAAAGGACAGGGTTGGTCATCTGGCAGGGACATCGGCTGACGGAGGATATCATGAGGCCAGAGGCTTTATCCAAGTGGTCTTTGTTATACCGCCAAGACGTATCTTCACACTCCTTGCAGTAGTAGGTCGGTCCGTCCTCTGAGTCTCCAGCACTCAACGCTGGGGCTGTCTTCCGTAACTCGGCGCTTTGATGCAGTCGATCCGAGACTTCCTTCCATTCCCCAGACGTGGGAAACCATTTCTGCCCTGCCCGACTCTGAATCTGCCTGCCTGCCTGCTCGATCACCTCAATCGGTAACGGATCGGTATGGTTCAGGGCATCAAAGTAGGCCTTGACCCCCACGCGGTGTTCCTCGCGTGGTGACAAGGTAATTAGCATGTTAGTAAAGATCCGCGCAAAGCGTTCCCGATCTTGATCAATCATTCGGTTCCTCCTATAAATCGTCGGTTGGCACTGGAAATCTGTGAAATGTTACCGTTTGGTTTGACAGCCTGAATCGACCTGCTGGGAACCGGCGTTTGCATCGCTTCTATGTGTTTCATCAGCGTGGTGGGAGAATTGATAATCCAATCCAAAGTCGCCCTCCAATTCCCATGACTCCCCGTGCCACAGGCTCGACACCAGTCCTGTGTGTTCAAATAGGCGAACAGATGCTTCCACGTCTCCCTGTCAGGGACTTCCTCAATGCGTAACCGTAGTTTCGCCCGTCGCTTGTCGGTCAGCATCTTGACGTGTGGAATCGGCGCTGTCATCGTAGCGTTCCAGATCTCTTTGATCTGTTCAGGATTAAGACTGAGACTAAGACTGGTAGGTTGATGGGGGCTTAAAGGGGGGGTTGACCCTCCCTTGCGAAGCTGTGTGGACTTTTTCCCACCCTGCTTGCCATACGCGATAGATTTTTCGCGGTACTCTTCCTGTTTTGCGCGTTCCGCTTCCAGTCTGGGGTTCTTTAGTGCTCCATCTTCAAGCGTAAATTTGTCTTGTAACGTCTCCCACACTAACCGTTCTTCTCTCGCCGTACAGCCTAAAATCTTACACCGCGCTTTGGCTTCATTGGGAATTGATCCATTCTCCCAACTCCACGCCAAAAGTGAAATGTAGGCTCCGCGTTCGCGGAGGGAAAAGGTCAGTGTGCTGGCAAGAAAATTGGAGGCATAAAAACTAAAGGCTGGACTTTTTCGTCGATTCTTGGTGCTCACGCTCACTCCCTTCGAAAGCATATAACGACTCATCATGCGCCCGACGACCATACACCATCATCACGCGGTCATAATCTCCACTCATCGGATAAAACACGGTGTGCGCTTCGATCCATTTCCAGACACGCCGGAACAGGTCTAGCGTCACCCCTTGTCTATCGGTGCGGTTTTTATTTGTAGGAAGTCCTGAGCAAACCATAAACACTGCTCAGTATAACTCCAGAAATCTGGCACATCCAACTCTTTTGTGGAGGCTGGCACCTGATGCTCCAACACTTTCCCCGTCGGTGACTCTACCACCATCGGCTGGGCCAGGAACTCCTGCTTCATTAACTGGTGCATTTGTTGCTTCGAATACCCACACACCTCACCCATCTGTGTCATTAACTGCCAGTAAAACCGGTTCTGTTTCAGACTTCTGGACGCTTTTAATGGAAGAATGGTCAGCACATACTCCCCGTCAGCAAGCTGGGCCACGCGTTCCTTGAACCGTGTCCGGTCATGGATAATCATGTCGCCCTGTTCGACCTTCATGGTGGCGTGTAATTCTGTGCTCATGCGGTATCTCCCATGAAGTCCTGACGCGTACAGGTGGGCAGGGCACGTAAAAACTCCGTCTCGCGCTCCACTTCTTCCAGAAACACGGCAAGTGCTTGTTCGTAGCCTTCCAGATCCAGCATCGGATCGTCCCGATGAATCCGTCGTCCCCACAGCGTCACATTCTTTCGAAGCCGATCATCATACGCCAGAAAATCAATGTAGGATCGCTCCGGCAAACAAAACAAATTGTGGCGCAGTTGGGGCACAACCGTGGGAGGAATTTTCCCTGCCTGTAGCAATGCCACATGCGTGTGGCTGGCATAGCACTTCAATTCAACCAAACCGTCGGTTCCCACCAGCCCATCCGGACTGCACCCCACCCACTCATACGGGCTTCGAATATACCCACATTCGACCACGCCGTCTGAAGACTCCTCCAAGCCCAGAAGCCGGCGATAGGCCTCTCGCGCCTGCGGTTCCGTGTCAATCCCGTGTTGCATATCGGCGGTGACGTGTCCGTGCTGAAAATCCTCCACGTTCCCCTGTTCATACCACGCCGGATCGTCGAGTATCCTCAACCGTTCGACTGCCAGTTGGGTTTTGAGCCTGCGCCGTGTCGCAGACTCAGCACCGGATTTCGTTTTGGCTAACATAGCTGTCGCACGACTGCCCGTAACCTCCCCAGCACGAAACCGAAACCACGCGTCGGACCGTTGGTCCACTTCGACGTGGACCGCATCCTCGCTTCGTCGCGTTAAGGCCATTATGTCCCCTTCTTATCTAACGGAGTCTGCTTGGGCTTCCGAGACTTTCCCGACGCGACGTTGGCATCATCGTCTCCCACGTCCACACCCTCCTCCAAGTCCGGCATATCTTCCTGTGCGCTGGGCACCAGACCGAAAATGTCCATGAGTTGCCCCCGACGGTAGTAGGTGTAGCCACTCTGCACCGCTTGCGGATCTTTCTCATCCTTGACCCGAAACATGAACGTGTATTCTCGATGTTCAGGAGCACATCCCACCCAATTTACGGGAGGGTGCCAACGAATCGTGGTAGTTAAGGTAAACACCTTCGCGTCCCAGGACCCGTTTCCCCGATGCTGGCTCATCGACAAGTCAGACTCATGCAGGAGGGGTTTCAAATGCAACAGAATCGCCCCAATGGTGGAATAGGCATTGTGAAAATGCGTGTTTTCAGCATCCTGGACCACCCGTGTTGCGTTTTGGGATACCTCCCAAATCGCCCTATCCAAATTATCCGTTGAAAACGACTCACTCAGTTGTGTAATGGTTTCCAGAAATTGACTTTTCTCGTAACCGTTCGGCGTGTTTTCCATATTAGACATCGTTACCTCGTAAAATAGATTGACGACATGTCAGCGTTCGAATTATAATGAGAACTGCAACCTTCAAAAGTGCAGGTGTGCTGACGATGTTTTTGGTTCCTCCCTTTACTCGTCAGTGCACCTTTTTTCTTTTGCCTCAACCTCTGCCACTTCCAGCCAATCACTCAACGACATTTCTCGCACACGGTCGTATGCTTGGTCCATCGCTGTGCGTTCTGCATCGTCCTTCGTCGCACAATCGGTAATCTCGATGTCCTCAAACTCGACACCGCCCTCCAATTCCACATGTACCGTGTAGGTTTTTGTCTCAGCCATGATTCTCCTCCTTCTCCACCGTCACATTATATTGTTTCGTGTCAGCCATGACTCTCCTCCTTCCACTCCCCGAACGCCCTCTCCTTCTTCCACCTTTCTGAGGCCAGCGTCCACGCCAGTGTTCCGAATGTAGTCCCATCCCTGCTCGATAAGCCAGTCAGTCAGCTTGGATTCAATAGAGGACAGAAACTCCTCCGCCTCCTCATCCGACACATCAAAGAGGTACTGCACATCTTCTATCCAAAAACCCATCGGATACTCGCCATTATCTTCAGCCATGACTCTCCTCCTCATCGCGTGGCAACTCGCCAGAGGTCACGATATCTTCCTCAAAGTTCCAGATGGCGCAGTCTATGTCAGCCCAATGTTGATCGTGAAATTCCCGAAATGTCTCCTCATCAACAATGACCTGACCGGCCTTAGAATCTAGCCATTTCGCCATGACATCGTGAATCGCATCGGCGCACTTCAGTTGCATTTCGGTGCGCCCCACGTCCACACCTACCGACTGCTTAACCACCATGATTCTCCTCAGAATGTATCACTAGACTGGTTACACTCGGAGTGCCGACGATCTCAAACTCGACGCACTGCGTAGCTTCCAGCAATCGCCGTACTTTCCATTCGGGAGTCCATCCGTTAGACTCGCTATATTCGGGCAATTCCTTCAAGAGCGTGTTAATTAGGTCGTGGCACCCTCCCATGTCGGCCACAACATCGAGAATGTCCCTAAGTACTTCGGTATTGCCGGATGGCCCATCTCCAAAGTTAGGCGATGCTAGAATCACTGAGACTCGTTCGAGTTCCAAACAATGATCGTCCATTTTAATCTTAGCCATGATTCTCCTCCTTATATGAAACGAGTGACTTGTGCCAACCACGAATACCCGTCGCCAGTAAGGAATGTGGGGAAGAAAGGGCAATGAAGACCCATAAGACATTCCCTACCCGGTACGGCACAAGCCACTCCTACTCCTAATAGTGTGACCAGTGAATGCGACAAACTCACGCAAGTTCCACGTAAGGCTCCGCACCGGACTTTACGCACTCGGACGTGGATGTCCTGCACCGATGTGCTTGCCACGCCTATAGGCTCCGAGTGCTTCCTTAGAGGTGGGACGCAAGACGCGCACCCACTGGTCACTATTTGTTAACCTCCAGCTTTGCTTTTCGCGCGTACCTTCATAATGCGACCCTGGGAGTTCATAAAATAGTCCTCGCCAGCATCACGCGCTCGACGTTCGCGGAGATCATCGAGCCAGTTGGCATTGTCGTAGCCCTCAGTGTGAGCTTCCTCACGTTTTTGGGCAAAGAGATCAGGTTTCACTGTGTTCTTCCCCGAACAACGCTCTATGCATTTCCACTTCGGTATGCCCATTCGAGCACTGCACATTAAAACTGGTTGTCTCGTCCAATTCGGTCCACCCTTCCACGACGTGTCGGTCTTCATCCAACGTGACATCGACAATATCAACGGTCATGGTCCCGACCAGCCCTGCGCCACATTTCTCACATGTCTTCTGATTCATGGCTATCCTTTTCTCGGTCGGCGGTTTGCAAAGCAATTCGCCCATCATAATTCCTTGCAAGATGTTAGGGTTCTGATAATATCGCCTCATCTAAGACTCCGACCTATTCCGCAACAGATCCTCGCTCAACTCGGTCAGAATAAACGTCTCAACCTGTTTCATACTCTTGAGGTATTTTTCAGTCGGAAAGTGAACCGTCTCAAACTCAGGAAATTCGTACCCGCAGTCTGGACACACAGGCCTATCCCCATCTGCAATGTCATATCCCAAACTACCCCACCCACAACCACACAAAATCTCAATTTTTGCGCTACACATGGTCCCTCCCTAAAGTGTCGAAGTAGAGCCTACCCTCACTAACAACCCGTGCAGGATGGGGAGAAAGGGAAGACAAAAAACCCATCCGTATCCCGGTACGGAGCACAGACTCTACCTCAACGTCATTTTGCATGTTTCATGGCAAAGGCTACCGCTTGGTAACCTCCGCGTTGCATCGTCCCTTCCTCGCATAAATTGCAGTCCCGACACGTCACCGACTTGGTGAGATCATGCCGGCAGGCTATCGTCTTCAGGCCCGTTCTGGTATCGGTATAAATTCCTGGCCCGTCATGGTGATCCGTTGTTACGCTAAATCCCTTATACCCATGCTTCCGCGCTACGCGTAGCTGTCTTCGAATCGCCTTCGTTGACTGCTCCCACGTATCCAATGAGGCCAATACGCTAATTTTCCCCCAGAGGCTCCGCGGAGTAGTGAGACAGTGGGTGTAGGAATACACCACCTTGCCCGTTTTCGCCATGTACACTTCCGCACTTTTGGCCTCATGCTGAGGATAGGGACTATCCCCTGAGATATTAAGCCTAATTTTCTCAGCGTCCCGTCGCCGTACGGTGGACGCAAGGCCCAAAATAAGCTCCGCGCTACGCTTACAAATGGTTTCGGGATCGTGCTCCGCGCAACTGGTCAGACGATAGGTTGTGAATTTACAGGTCCCGTGGAGACTATAGCAAGTCCCATCCTGTAGATGCTGACACCCGACAGGACAACTATACAGGGACTTCCAGACCACCGAGATCGGCCCCGTTTTCGAATCGGCAGTCTTCCGGACCAGCGTCACCGGATCTGGCGCAGAACTACCCTTTCGATACAAGGCAATCGGCAAGGCTACGCTAGGAGCCACAAGGCCCCCAGCACCAGCGCATACAACCCAGCCAGCAGGATTAAATTAAGAATATCGAATAAATCGAGTTTGATCTGCATGTCCCCCCCCTTGATTTACTGATCATACCACATCTAGCACCCAAGAGGACCCCCGATCTTTATCGGAGGCCCTCCAAGATCCTAGTGCCCGACCCCAGTGTAATCCTTCCGGTGGAGTTGGGGAAACTTGAACTGTCCCCGTCTATTGAGCAATCGTGCCTTCCTGAAGTACCGCCGAGTTCCGGTGCCGTCTACAATGCCCTCGATTGTTTTGAAGTTCACCCACTGGACACGCAGACCCTTTCGATACAAGGTCCCGAAACTGTAGCTGTTCGCCTGCCTTGCTTCTATCGTCTTATACCGCACCGACAGCACCACTTGCCGGAGGGCCACCCAGAGCGCAGGGGCCTTCGTCCAGCCCTCATCCTCTAAGACCCGCACCGCCGTCCTGCGTAGCTGTTTCCGGTCCCACTTCGTCGCGTCCTCGTAGGCCCATCCCCTCCGATTGAAATGCACCTCCCCGTGATCCAGTTCACAGCGATACAAATCCTTGTATTCTGCAAAACTATTGACATAGGGTTTTCCCTTTTCCCACAGTCCTTCCCACCGTCGAAACCGTATCATCATCCAATACGGTGTTTTCCGTAGCTCCACTGTATTCATTTCTTCCCCCCCTTGTTTAAGTAACCAAGAGGACCCCCAGCGGAGGCCCTCCAAGGTACTGAAACCTTTATTTGACCTTTTCGATTAGATCATCCTTCATGAACACTTGCGCGAAAAACTCCCTTCCCCGCCCCGTGATATGAGGACGATTAGCGACCGTTAACATGCCATTGGATTTATACTCAGGCCCGAAGACACTAGTCTCTATATAATCCAATTCCTTACCTACTGAGGCCTTCAGTTGTTTTTTCGTGTCATACCCTGCAACTATCATCATGGTGCTTCCCTCCCTTATGCCGTAATTGGCCCGACCCGTGTGTTCCAGAAACCAAGAGGAGGCCCAGCTAGGCCCCCTCCAAGGTTCTAGACTCTATTCCACCAACTCTCCAACATTCTTGAGATCCTCAGGGATCCGGTCCATTACCCTAGCCCAGCTAGCCATTAACCTTAGATTTTCGTCATCAGCCTTGTTAACGGCCTTCGTCAGGTTATTTCGAAGCAATGCCGATAAGAATCCCCCCGGAGGTATCCCAGCATAGACCCACCGCCGAAGCCTCCCAGCCGACGCACACGCCCCCACATCAGGATGATCCTTTAATGCAGATTCTAAAACCGCCGTGGCTCGTGCTATGTGCTCATCCTTCTTATAGGTTACTGTCATTTCTTTTCCTCCCTTGGGCAGACCTCATGAAAGAGGCCCACCCCGTGTATGCTTCTATTTGACTTCATGAAGTTGCGGATGGGTTTTCTTGCCGATAATATCGACAACCCCTACAACCTTGATCAGGTTTTTCTGGACTTCGTTTAGGTTGCTGGACGTAGTGTTAAGGTGACCAGCAAACGTCACCAAATGATCGCCTAGTTCCAGCACTTTGGCTTCCAATCGTTCAATTCGTTCTGTATCGGTCATTGATTTTCCCTTTCTCAATTAGTGATACTACGAGTATATCACATGTTGCAACCTAGGCCCTTTAGCCTCAACGACTTAGGAGAATGTCAGCCAGTTCTAATCTGAAAAAATCCGGCTCGCTCGCTATCGCTCGCTCGCTATCCGTTGATTGCAGGATGGATAACTGGATCTGTCCTGTACCCGTCGCTTGCTGGTCCGTACAGATCGGAGTCCTACCTCGGAGTCCGAGTCGAGAGGCTGAGCCGTAGTGGGACAAGGTGACAGAATATATATTGCGTACAACCGGTACTGCTTCGATAGTTTGTTACTAAACAACACATAAAAGGTAAAAAGCATTTAGTAAGCTAAAAGCAAAAAGGGATCTTGGACTTGTATTTGTGTACTTCCCCTGTGAGTGATCACATCGAAAATCTGAAAATTCTGGAAAATTATTTTTTCAAAAAACCGGATGCAGTAAGGGAATCTTAAGCAATCACGATCATCGAGGGACCCTCCCTGGACCCCCCCTCAACCTTTCAGACTCAGACTTAGATTCAGACTCAGGAAGGAAGAAACTATGGTAGACTGCGTGGATGGCAATTCGACCGATGAAAATCGACCAGGCTGAGGTGTGGGTGGCGGATGGGCTGGAGGACGCGCTGTTAGGGTATGGGGAGCAGGGACAGCAGACGGTCGCGGTCTATGACTATGCCAAGTGTGTCGAAATCCTGATGCGCCGGGACGGGATGGATCAGGACGAAGCCGATGAATTTATGAGCTACAATGTGACGGGAACGAGTTTGGCGCAGCACACGCCTGTGTTTCTCGAACGGATGACGCCGGAGGAGACTGACGCGATTCGGCGACCGGCAGGGTGGGCATGATCCAGAAGGTGCAGCCGGTACTGGAGAACACGTTTGAGTGGCACCCCACATGGGAGGGGTTCCTCATTACGGTGGCGATCTGGCTGGCCTGTTTTTTCGGACTGGAGTGGCTCCGTGACTAAGGCGGAACGGCGGGCCGCAGACGAAGCCAACGAAGCCTATACCAGCGCCTTGGCACATTTGCATGGATTAGATCGATCCATTGGGCAGTTGCAGGACATGCTGGAACAAATGATTGATCTCCGGGAAAACACCATTCGGCAGACCAGCCACGACGTGATTCACCAGTGGCGCACCGAACGGGGACCCGAAAAGATTACCGGGATTATCCGAACCTCAAAAAAAGTACTGCGGCACTACCAAATGGAGTGAACCTGATGGCGTGGTGGACGAATCCTGACGATCTGCGGTATCGGGTGATCGAAATGGGGAGCAAGGCGCTCCCGATTGTCCTGCTCTATGTGATGACCAGCGGCGTCAGCCAATGGCACACCAACAGCGTCTTCGACGGCAATGAAATCCAGAATATTCTCCAGGGGATTCCCGTCATTGGCGGGGGCTATGCCCTGATGAAGTGGTGGAAGATCGTCTAATGGCAACCTGGGAGAATTGGGTCCCGCAACCAGAAAGGACACGTATGGGCAAACCATGGCAACCCGTCAAACAACGCTGGAAAACAGGGTATGGACGCGAGGGAGCGTTAGCGCGACTCAAGAAAAAATCAAAGAAGATTATGGGGTCCTTCTGGTACCCCAAACCGGACTACGTGGGTCGAGGTCGTGGCACGTTAAGTATTACGATTAAAGGATATAAACAGAATTTTATGATGCTGGATAATCCAAAGACAGAGAAGAAATCACCGGATTATGTCTTTGTGGCGCTCGGTAAACCGAAACGAGATACATGGCGAATGGAGACGTGACCAGCGCGTGGATGAGTTGGCTGGCACTGGCGGATATTATCGTGCTGATTCTGGTCATGGGCCTCCATGCGTCGATGCGGCGCGATGGGACCTACTGGTGGAATCCCCCCACGACAGACTGGAGGGACTCGGATGGGTAAACTGGAGATACCGGATGTGGTGGCGGTGGGCTGTGTCTGCCTGCTGGTCGGGTTTGTGATCGGGCTGGTGGTCTTTCACTATGCGTTTCCGTGTCCCGTGGACATGACGCCGGAGTATCTGAAGAATCATGGATGACGCACGACGATGTACGGCGAAAAGCCGTCGATCTGGTAAGCAGTGTAAAAACGCGTCAATTATAGGGGGGCATGTCTGTCGCTTTCATGGCGGCGGTGCGCCGCAGGTGAAACGGAAAGCCAAGGAACGGCTGGAAGATCTGATTGACCCCGACCGCGCCCTACGGGAAGCCGCGAAACTCGCCTATTCCAATATTCAGGATGTGCTGGACGACAACGGGAACGTGCGTCCCATCAAGGACTGGCCACGGGAACTGGCCGCGGCGGTCAGTTCGATTGATATTACGAAGAAAAATTTGACGGCAGGCGACGGCAAGCAGGAAGATGTGGTGCGGGTGCGTCTGTGGGATAAACCGTCCAATCTGACCCTCTTGTTTAAACATTTAAACCTCCTCACCGAACGCCTCCACCTCTCAGCGGATAAGGAAATTCTAGATCGGCTGATGTCGGCACGCCAGCGGTTGACGGATCAACCTGCGATTGAGGTGGAAATCGTGCCGGAGGACGACAAGGAGCGTGCCTTATCCTCCTGATGGACAGGCCTATAAACGACTCGCCCAGGCGGTGTTGCTGGCGGCAGTGCGGGATGCCGATCTCTGGAAGATCGACAATCGGGTAGGAAAATCCGTGAATACGACACCGGATCGTCAGGTCTTTATGGCGCGACAGTTTCTCGTCACGGAAGAAGAGTGCGGGGGCTGGTGTATGCTGGCCGGATTCGATCCGACACTTTTTACGGTGCGGATGAAAGCGAAAATAGCCTCCTAATGAAACAGTCTGCCCAGGAAGCGCTGGCTGAAGAAGTCGCCAAGTGCTATCACGACCCCCTTCGCTTTGTGCAGATGATGTATCCGTGGGGAGAACCGGGGTTTCTCCAGCCGTATGACGGACCTGATGTCTGGCAGCGTAAGTTTTTAGTCGATCTTGGAAAGATGGTACGTCAGCGTAAGTTTACAGGCCAGCATCCAGTGCCTCCTATACGCATGGGCGTCAGTTCCGGTCATGGGATTGGGAAATCTACTATGGTGGCATGGATTGTCAACTGGATTATGTCCACCCGTCCCCATGCCAAAGGCACGATTACCGCGAATACCTTTACGCAGTTGCGGGATAAAAGCTGGGCGTCGATTCAGCGTTGGACCAAGATGTCCCTGACCCGTGACTGGTTTACCGTCACCAGCGACCGGATGTATCACACCAATTATAAGGATTCCTGGTTCTGTTCCGCCCAAAGCTGCAAGGAAGAGAACTCCGAAGCGTTTTCGGGTCAGCACGCGGCTGATTCGACATCGTTCTATATTGTCGATGAAAGCAGTGCGGTCCCGGATAAGATTTTTGAGGTCGCGGAAGGGGGCTTGACGGACGGGGAGCCGATGATTTTTGTCTTTGGCAATCCCACGCGGTCTACCGGGGCCTTTCACCGTATTTGCTTTGGGTCGCTGAGAAAACGCTGGCAGAGTGTA